GTTTGCTGTTATCAGAAACACAAACCCGCAGCTGAAGACAACGACTATTAAGACATGGCGTGATTGGTTCTCAGACGAAATTGGTAGATTTGTGTGGTCCCCTCCTTACACGCATCATATCAATTTTGCTCTGGGAGACAAAACCTCAGTTGAGTGCGAAGTCATCTTTTTGGCTTTGGATAAACAGGAAGATGTCAAGAAGCTGTTGTCTCTTGAGTTGACCGCAGTGTGGATCAACGAAGCCAGAGAGATTCCCAAGTCTATTGTGGATGCTTGCACTATGCGTGTTGGTCGCTTTCCCTCAATGCGAGATGGCGGCCCCTCTTGGTTTGGCGTTATTATGGACACCAACTCGCCTGATGAAACCCACTGGTGGGCGATTATGTCTGGCGAAGCTGCTCCTCCTGAGTATATGTCTAATGAAGAGAAGATGCTGTTGGTTAAGCCTGACGATTGGACTTTCTACTCGCAGCCGGGGGCTATGATCGAGCAGAAGGACAAGGAAGGCAATCTTGTTGGTTATGTTAAGAACCTCAAGGCAGAGAATCTAGACAACATCCAGCCTGACTATTACGACAAGATTATTCTTGGTAAGAGTTCCATGTGGGTGAACGTCTATGTTCTGAACAAGTATCAGGCGTTGCTTGATGGTAAAGCTGTTTATCCAACCTTTAGAAAGGAGACTCACGTTGCGAAGTCACCCATCGAACCCATACAGGGTAAAGAGGTTATCGTCGGTATTGACTTTGGCAGGACGCCATCGGCAGTATTCGCCCAGCAGACAACCTTTGGGCGTTGGTCTGTTTTCCACGAAGTCATCGGACAGGATATGGGAGCTGGAAGATTCGCAGATGTTCTCAAGAGAGAAATCGCCAAGAACAACTGGGAAGGACTAGACTTTAAGTTTGTTGGTGATCCAGCTGGTAATCAGATGGCGCAGACATCGGAGAATACGCCATTCATGATTTTAAGGGCAGCGGGCATTACTGCTTATCCGGCACCTACCAATGATACTCAGGTTAGGATTGAATCGGTTGAATCTGTTCTGAATCGCATGACAGATGGTCTTCCGTCTTTTGTTATAAGCCCGACTTGCACAACTCTTATTTCTGGATTTGAAGGCGGTTATCAATATAAGCGTATATATCACATGGGCAGGGAGTCATATGATGATAGACCTAATAAGAATAGGTTCTCCCATATACACGATGCGTTGCAGTATGCAATGTTAGGGGGCGGTGAGGGTCGAAGAGTGATTCTCGGTGGTCGTTCAGTACCTCTCCCCACCACTGTTGAGAGGGCTAGTAACCCATTTCAACGTCAAAAGAATAGAAATAGGCTTTCCAGAGGTGCAAGAGCACTATGAAATGGATAATTTGCTTCAGACCAGCCCTAAATATAGGAATATGGAAGCTATTTACGCTTCACAGACCTGATTTTCAGCATGTTTATGCTGTTAGGTATGACCCAGAGCTGGGGGTTTGGGTTACATTTGAGTTTGCAAGCCAAAGATTCAACTTTGAATGGTGTTCTGGTGATGAAGCGGCATTTCTTGTAGGTGATTTGTTTGAAAATCACAAATGTATAGAAATTGAATCAGATTATGGTTCTGCAATATGTCTTCCACGTTTAATTTATTGCGTAAGTTTTGTTAAACACATACTTGGAATAAATAATCCATTTATATTAACGCCCTATCAGCTTTATTGTGAATTGATTAAAAGGGGTGGAAAGCCCATTTTTGAGAGCATTGAAGGAGAGACTAATGGGATTCATGAAACCAAAGATGTACACGCCGCCGCCTGATCCAGAGCTTGAGCGTTTGAAAAAAGAAGAAGCTGCTGCTGCAAAAAGGGCTGCTGATGAAGCTGAATCTCGTGCTCAGGAGCAAGACCGCAAAAAGAAGGCAAATCTTCTTGGAAGTAAATCACTTCAATCAACCGAAGCTGAAGGCTATGCGGGTTTTCGTACTATGGGTTCTCAGAACGTTAATGACCCCAATCAGATATATAAGGCTTAGTTGTTATGAAAGATCCGCGCTTTAATGATGGAAACCCAGAGCCTTATCAGGCTGGTACAGATAAGAAAGAATATGAATCTGTAATGAATCGTTACAAGAAGGCCAAGGGTAGATGGAACTCTTGGACTGACTTGTGGGAGGAGATTTATGATTACGTTCTTCCTCATCGTGAGAGTTTTTTTCAAGAAAGTGCTGCTGCTCGTAGAACAGAGAATATCTATGACGAGACTGCTGTGGTTGGTTTGCCTAAGTTTGCTAGTCGCTTACAACTTGGCTTCTTTCCTCCAAATGGTAGAGCTTTCAAACTCGTTCCCGGCCCTGAATTCCCAAAGTCTCAAATAAACAGAGCACTTCTTGAAGAGCTTGATAGGATTACTGAGCTTCTTCACGAAGGGCTGCGTAACTCAAACTTTAATGCTGAGTTGCATGAAGGCTTTCAGGATTTAGGATTAGGGACAATGAACCTCTTGGTAGAAGAGGGGCGTTTTGCTGGTGATCTGCACTTTACATCTGTGCCGCCAACCAATCTAGCATTGTCTGCTGGAAACATGGATACCGTTTCTGGATGGTTCCGTTGGAATAATGATATGGGTATAACTGATGTTAAACATCGTTATCCTGACGCAGAGTTTAGTAAAGAAATGATGCGTGAGCAAAAAAACAATCCAGACAGAAAAACAAAGATTATTGAAGCCACAATATATGATGAGGCAAATAGATTTAAGGATGAGTATACCTATTACTTGATTTCAGAGACTGACAAACATATTCTTAAAAAGTCAGTTCTGAAAGGTCGTGGAAGCGTACCTTGGATTACAACTAGATGGTCAAAGACTGGCTTTGAGGTATGGGGACGTGGACCTGTTCTGCAAGCTATGCCAGCTATTAAAACACTGAATCTTACTGTTCAACTTATTTTGGAAAACGCGGAGATGGCAATTGCTGGCTCCTACGTTTATGATGATGATGGCGTCTTTAATCCAGACAACATTACAATTCAGCCGGGAACGTTCATACCGAGAAGCCCAGGCTCGAGCATCGAAACCCTTGCTGCTCCGGGGCGTTTTGATGTTGCCCAGCTTGTTCTTGATGATATGCGTCGCAATGTTCGTAAAGCATTGTTTATTGACGAGTTAGATACTCGTCCAAACGCAAGAACACCATTATCTGCTACAGAAGTATCTGAAAGGCTTGCAGATGTAGCTAGAGATATGGGTGCTGTTGCAGGACGTATGCAAAAAGAATTCTTGCAACCTCTTGTAGAGAGAATTGTTAAAATTTACACAGACCAAGGACTTCTTGATCTCCCAAGAATTGATGGTCGTGAACTGCGTATTGTTCCTGTCTCTCCGTTACTTAGAGCACAAGATCAGCAAGATGTGGCTGATTTTGTTAGGTTTCAGCAAACTGTTGCTGGTACTTTTGGCCCAGAGATTACACCTGTTCTTTATAATCAGGAAAAGGTTGTTCAATATTTAGCTCAAAAGTTTGGCATTATGGAAGAGTTGCTTGCTGACCAAGGGCAAGTTAAAAAGAATACAGAGTTGTTGCAACAGGTTATGGCTGCACAGCAGCAAGCTGGTGGTCGGTAAGGATTAATAGTGAAGGAAAAAATTAATGTTTCGCCAGATGGTAGAGGATACACTAAGGAAGTTGACAAAGATCTTAATTCTAAAGCCTATGCTCTTTTTGGCTCGGGGGTTGGAAGGGATTTCCTACAATATTTGGAGAGTCTGTCGACAAATAACATCTACGGTGCTGGGGTGGGAATCGAAACTCTAGCACATGCAGAAGGCAGTCGCTGGATAGTGGCTGTTATTAAAAAGCGAACTGAATTAGGTAGAAAAGAAAGCGATGGCTAAAACAGCAGCTTGGCAAAGAAAAGAGGGTCAAAGTGAATCTGGCGGTTTGAACGAAGCTGGCCGGAGATCACTGCGTAGACAAGGCAAAAATATTAAACGTCCTGTTTCTGCAAAGGAAGCTAAAAAGTCTCCTAAAGCAGCAGCAAGGCGCAGGTCTTTTTGTAAGCGGATGATGGGTATGAAAAAGAAGCTTACAAGTTCAAAAACGGCTAATGACCCTAACAGCCGTATCAACAAAGCACTAAGGAAGTGGGATTGTTAATGTCAGAAGAAGCACAAGTTGAACAAGTAGCTATTGATGAGGTTCCGTCTGGAGAGATGGAGCAACCTCAAGAAGTTACTCAAGAAAGACCAGATTGGCTTCCAGAAAAATTTGAAAGACCAGAAGAACTTGCAAACAGCTATCAGGAGCTTGAAAGAGCTTTTTACTCTCGTAAAGATCAGCTCAGACAGCAGATTATAAGTGAGATAAATGAAGAGGCTGTTTCCTCTGCTCCGATTAGTCCTGCTGATTACGATATTCCTGAAGTTGAAATCAACGGTATGGATATAAGCGTTTCTGAAGATGATCCAATGTTGGGCTGGTTTAAGGAAAAAGCTCATTCATTAGGTATGTCTCAAAGTGAATTTGACACAAACGTAAAAGAGTTTTTGCATATGCAAATGACTCAGGGTCCTGACTGGAATGTAGAATCAGAAGCTCTAGGGGAATATGCTGATAAAAGATTGGAGCGTGTTGATCTTTGGGCAGATAAAAACCTAAGCGAAGAAGCTTATGCTGCGTTTGCTGGTATTCCGGCTTCTGCTGCAATGGTTCAGCTTTTTGAAGAGCTAATGGAGCTTAATGGTCAGCCTCAGTTTAATATGACCTCTGAAAATCAGTTTCAAGAGCGACTTAGCAAAGAAGATCTTATGTCTATGCAGAATGATCCTAAGTATTGGAAAGATAAGGATCCAGCATTTATTGCAAAAGTTCGTGCTGGTTTTGCTCAATATTCTCGTGGGAAATAAATGTGAATTAACAATTACATGGGTTTCTGTCACTTTTACCGTACTGAAGGCCCAATTCGCTTGGTGTCAGCCCTAAAGAAAGTAGCTCTTTCAACAGGACAACTGAATAAGCCAGTGTTGAGGAACAACCGGATGGACAGTGTAACTTTAACTTTGAAATAAGGAACTAATAGTATGGCAACTCCAACTATTGATACTTCCTTTATCGAGGAGTTTGAATCCGGCGTCCACATGGCGTATCAGCGTATGGGTTCAAAGCTTCGTGGTACTATTCGTACCGCCAACGGCGTTAAGAATAAGACTACTTTCCAGAAAATCGGTAAAGGTTTTGCTACTACCAAGGCTCGTCATGGCAATGTTGCTCCGATGAACCTTGATCACACCAACGTTTCAGTCACTCTCGAAGATTATTTCGCTGGTGAGTGGATTGACGATCTGGATCAATTGCGTATTAACCACGATGAGATGCTTGTCGCACAGCAGTCAGGTGCATATGCACTTGGTCGCAAGACCGATGAGTTGATCCTCGACGCAATGGACACAACTACAAACACACTTAACGAAACCACAAACGGCATTACACTGCCTTGGGCTTTCAGCTTGATGGAAGCTTTCGGCAACAATGATGTTCCTGATGATGGTCAGCGTTATTGCGTTATTGGTTGGGAAAACTGGTCACAGTTGATGGACATTGATGAGTTCTCTCGTGCAGAGTACATCGGTCAGGAAAACT